GCGGCATAGTTTGTTATTTGAAGGTCAGTCCAGCCTTCTGGATGCTCTATAGACACAACCTCGCCATTATCCAGTTCTACCCTGCTAATCTTCTTTGTCATTAGTCGATCACCCGTGCAGTGTTGCCGCCATAAACATCAATTATGTTTTGTAATGCTTTTTGTTCTTTATCAGATGGAGTTACTAGCATCATTCGTCTTGCGCTATTAATGATTCTGCTTTTAGAAGCCGCCTCTAGCACATCAATAATTTGATTGTATTCAGCTCTTGTTTCTTTATCGAGACCGCCGACAAAGACTCTAGTTGCAAACTTTCTAATTAAGTCAACAACCTCATCGTCAGACCTAAATCTTCCAAGCTCTTGAACAGCCTTAACATCATTAGGGGCTAGGTTGGTAAGGAGCCTTTCTTTTAAAGATGTAAGGCCAGCAACATCTGCTTCTGTTATTTGCTCAAGTGCGCGATATTTTTCAATATCAAACAAGTCTGTTCTTGCTGTTGCTACAGCAGGGTCTACCTCTAAAAGCTTAAACGAATCTGCTAAGCCTAATGGCTGTCTATCTTCAAGCATTTGGCCTAACTCTTTTCCAAGAGAAGCATTTTCAAGCTCAATTAAAGCGTAGTTTCTTGCCGCTCTTATGCCGTCATCTGTTGAGAGGTCGGCTTCAAAGCCTTTATCTGAAAGCATTTGGCTTATTGATTGCGTTACATCGCCCTCTCCATCTGAAGGGGCACGGCCTATTACGCTTTGAAATACGGGAGCTGATGGATTGGCGCTGTTCTTATCGTAAGTAAATCTAACTAAATTTTTTACTCCAGATTTTGGATCAGTTACTGTTTTTGTTTCTGATGTGTAATCTGGTGGCGTTACCCTTTCATCAAGTAAATTTACATTTCCTGTTCTTTCTACCTCAGCAACACTCTCAGGAGTAAATCGCTCAAAAAGTTTAATTTTGTTATCCATGTTTATTCTTGGGCCTGGAACAAAACCCTTTCCAGCCTGAATAGCTTGAGCCGCAACAGCAGGGGACATGCCTAGTTCTGCCGCGCCGCCTAATGCACCCTTTAGCATTTCAGGATCAAACTTCCCCGAAGCTCCTAAAGAAAGTAGATTGGCTTGATACTGTCTTTGCTTGGCAAGCTTTTCTTCTTCTTGCTTTTTAAGATCTGCTTGACGGCGCTCTTCATCCAATCGACCACGCAAGCCACCCAACTCACGAGCGGCAGTAAACATGCCTTGCTGATAAGAAGGCTGAGCCATAGCCCGTAAAAACTCTTGTGAAAACTTAGCCATGATTAACCTCCAATTCTTAAAATATCTGCAATGCCTTCGCCTATGTTGCCAAGGCCTCCAGCAATACTGCCAAATAAACCGCCTAATGCCGAGCTACCGCCACCACTTGGGGCCGCTGAAGCCGCACGTTGTTGATTCATCATGCCAGTAATTAGATTGCTACCGACACCGCCAAGCAAGTTTGCTCTAGCCTGCTCTGCTAATAGCTGAGCCTCAATGCCTGACAATGCAGTTTCACCAAAGAGTCCTGTGCCAAACTGCTGTGCCTGCTGTGCAAGCTCTTGCTGAATTAATCCAGGCTGAAGTGCTGACACCAACTGTTGCTGTGGCAAGTAACCAGCTCCTAAGAACTGCTGTCCTAGTGCCGCCTGTTGTGCCTGTTCTGCTTGAGCCTGTTGCATGGCGCCAAGCATTGCTCTGTCACGCGCTTCTTGTTGTGCCGTAGCCATTGCCAGACCTTCCGGCGTAGCGCCACCATAAGCCGCTGAAGACGTTCCTAATCGACCCTGAGCCGCAAGTCTCTCTTCTAACGCAAGACGCTGACGCTCCTCTTCAGGGCGTTGTGCGGCACGCATACGCTCAAATACAGCTTGCTCTCGGCTTGTAGTAGGTTGTGCGGCTTGACCAAAGAACCCACCAGCACCACCTAGCAACTGTCGTTGTAGTGCTTGCTCTTCTGGCGATAACGTCATACCAATCTCAAGACCGCCAGTGGGCTGTGCAGGTTGAGTAGGCTGTGCCGCTTGGGGGAATGAGACTGTAGGTGATATGCCTGCAAACAAGTTTCTCAAAGAGTCGCTAGATTGAATAGGCGCCTGTCTTAAAGGGGCGCCTTTATACATCATGCCGTCAGGTAGTACGCCTGTTACCGGCTGTGTACCCATTCTATTGCCGCCTTTATCTGGGCCAAAAACTTGAGAAGGCATTGGCTCACCAACATCTGGCCCCGTTGAAGCAGGCATAGGAAGCAATCCATAACCGCCTGTTGGATCTTGAAGAAACGGAAGAAACGATTGTTGCCCCAACATTCGCCCGGTAGGTTGCATAGGCTGACCACCCATGCGTGCCGTAAAGCTTGCCCCTGTAGGAGTTGTAACTGTAAATGGTCTAAACTGAGATTCGGCTTGACCACGCTCAGCAATACCCATTGCTTCCTGTCTAGCAACATCACCAATATTACTAAGGCGATTGTATGCCTCTCTGCTTAACAAGCCTCCAGCAATGCCTTCAAGACCACCGGGCATTGACACAAGTGATTGCCCCGCACCCAAGATACCGCCAACAATATCGCCAACCCCTGATGCAATTGAGCCAAATCCGCTTGGCTGACTTGTAAGATTACCTGTAGCTACAGCCATTGTTTTCTCCTAGTTAAATAGTTTTGCCGATCAGGGCAAGCAAGTTAATTTCTTGTAACGAAAGAGCAAAGCCGTTGATGTCAGACTCAAGGCCAACAACCACTGTTGTGCCACTGCCAACCGCATTAAGACTTCGTTGGTTAGTTAGTTCACCACCCGTAAATTCAGATAGTGGATTCGAATTGTGAGAAGGGTCAGCATCTCCGTGAAATTCGTTCACATTAAAGAAGGCAGGTTGCTGGTTACCCACTGTAAATTCTGTTGTTCTGTAAGACGTACCAAAGTCATACGCAAACTTCATAAAGACCGTAGCACTGTTTGCACCCACCAGTGTTGGCTTGATCTTCTTAAGAATCTTAAGTCGAGAGGTATCGCCAAACGTCAGGCTGGGACTAAAGTATTTAAAGCGATAAGAGCTACCATCATCAGAGTACCCTTTATATTCGCTAATACCTGCTGTTGAGCCTACATACAAAATGCCGTTAGCCAATCTTTCGTAAGCCGTAAAGACAGAACCGGGCCATCGAGTTACTCGATACGAACCATCTTCTAATGCACCCCTAACATCAAAGCAAAATGTTGTTTGCTGACCTACAAACGTAAGCAGATAGAAGTTTTCTTCTGGGCTATAGATAGATCTAAACGAGTCTGTTTCGTTTTGTATAAGGCCAATAATGTCTTTAGTAATGGTGCGAGACAGCGTGCTTATTGGCATCGACTTTTCTTGTATCGTTCTGCCAAAACTACGTAGCCCTGTCTGCGACAGGAAAAGCACATCAGTTCCTGTGTGTTGGACAGTATCGCGATCTACACACCCAACGCCTGCCACAGTATCAAGTAACGACATAGTAGCTGGAGCTTCTGCCCCTTGATAAACAACAATACTGTGCTTGCCAAAAATAATAAGGAGGCCATTGTGCGCGGCTAATGACACAATCTCGTCATAGCCATCAGGCCATACCTTAGAGATATTTATCTTGCCGCTAGTCCCGCCCGTCCAATTGTGACCAATCAAAAGATCAGACCAGTAAACAGTAGATTTATCGTTTGTTACATCAGCGCACCAAAGTCTGCCGTATGCACCGATAACTTCATTGGCATTTGGTATGTCACTAGCACTTGACGCGCCAGTAATCGTACTCATTTTTTCCACTGCCGCAGACGAGTTGCTATAAACAAGAGGCTCGTAAGTACGCTGAAAAAAATAGATGCTGTCGTTAAAATCAATCATCTTCCAGTTGTTGGTGGTAATTGTGTAACTACCGGGCGTCTCATCAGCAAGCGTTGTAGTTCCGCTAATAATTTTGTTGTTACCAACAGAGAAAACCTTGCTGTTACCTGCGTTATCTCTAAACTCTTTGATTGCCTTAAGTGACTCACTGCCAAGCACTGTTTTGGTTGTCGTTACTACGTCATAGCCTTTACGTGCCGCAATACGACCACGCTTATCAATGACTGCGTTATCCGCAATCTCAGCAAACGAAGGATCCTGCGCAAGCGGAGAATCCTCTGTGTTAATACCTTTGAAAGCCGGGGCTACAAGATTAATGCTTTGCAGTTGTTGGGCCATATCAAATCGTCCTAAAGATCATCTCTTCTGGGTGCTTAGCCGCATCAATAGCTACTGCATCTGATAGATACTGATTAGCTATCGTGAAGTATTCTGCTGTAGATGTGCCGCCAGTTTCCCCGCGCTCACGCGCAAGCAGTGCTATCGCAAGGTGAACAACAGGTTGGCTAGGAATCAAAAGCTTATCTGAGTTTGATGTCAGATCGCCTTGACGTTTAACCACGTCAAAACGAAGGCTGTATACACCGTCTGGTATAGGGCCAACTAAGACCTGAGTGTCGCCGTTACTATCTAGTCCGTTGTACGTAAAGTACTTAGGCGCACCCTCTACTGCTTCGGCAATATATAGCGCATCGTTAAACCAGTCTTTAGTTTGGTATTCCATGAAGCAGTTCTGAGTGTCGTTCAGGACTGACATAACCTTCACATTGTCACCGGAGTTGGTTAGTGAATAAGTATTGTCCGAAGCCGTTGTAGAAATCGTGATAGTTTCACGTAAGGCAGACCAGTCAGTCGCTTGACTAACTAATGTTTTAGCATCGTTAATAAAGTCACCTGCCATTTTGGCGTAAGTGCTTTCTGTGACGTTGTTAACCTCTTCTTCTCGAAGGCGGCGTAACACGCTGTTCATTAAATCTAAATAGGTCATACGCTTCTTGCGCCTCCAGTAAACATGCCAATACGTAAGGGGTCAGCCAGCTTACGTCGCGTTAAACCACGTTGGAATTTTTCAAACTCTACAGGCTCTATAGGTGTCAGTGCCGCTATTTGCCCTGGCATTAATGCTTGTTGTGCCGCAAGACCTAATAAACCAGCGCCCAATCCTTCGCCAATACCAGCAATGCCTTCGCCTAAGCCTTCTAAACCTTGGCCTATACCGCCAAGCTCGGTGCCGATACCTGCTACATCTGTCATTAAACCGCCAACAGACTCTTCTAATCCAGAAACAGCCGCAGTTACATCTTCTGGTGTAGCAAATCCAGCGCTAGCTAAGGCAGTGTTAACGTCTTCAGGTGTTGTAAATCCAGCATTAGCAATGGCTGTGGTTACGTCTTCAGGTGTCGCAAAACCTGCATTTGCTAGTGCAGTGCCTACATCTTCAGGAGTGGTAAACCCAGCGTTAGAAATAATCGTTGCAACATTTTCTGGTGTCGCAAAGCCTGAGTTTGCTATTGCTGTTCCAACTTCCTCGGGGGTAGCAAATCCGGCATTAGCAATATCTTCTGGTGTGGCAAATCCAGCATTAGATATAGCATTACCAACAATTGTTCCCACTTCTTCTTCAGACATTCCCTCTGGGAATTGAATGTTTCCAATGGCTGTATCAATAACAGATTGAACATCTTCCGAAGTAATGCCTTGAGGAAAATCAATATTGCCTATTGCCGTCTCTACGATTGTAGAAACTTGATCGCTAGTTACGCCTTCAGGGAACGTAATGTTGCCAATAGCTGTGTCTACGATTGTTGAGACTTCTTCTTCGCTAAGAGTATCAACTTCAGGGAATTGGATATTGCTTATAGCGGTGTCAACAATGGTGCTTACGTCTTCACTCGTTATGCCTTGAGGGAGCTGGATACCCTCAATAGCACTGTTAATAATTGTTGATACTTGCTCTTCAGTCATAGAAGCGGGAATAGAAATATTGCTAATTGCCTCATTAACAATAGTGCTAACCTCTTCAGAGGTTGTTCCAGCAGGAATATTGCTTAAGGCATTATTAACAACATTTTCAACATCCTGGACAGTCATTGATGGTTGTTGCGATGGAATTTCCCCTACCTGTTGGCTTACTTCAGCAATAAGATCGTTGTATTGAGGAAAGTTTTCTTGCAAGTATTCAACTGTGGCACCTCTTAAAAGAGCTTGCTCAATTAAGCCTCTTGCATCGCCAACCAAACTACCTTGCTCGTAAGGCTCAAGCCCTGGCTCAGGCGTAGGCTCTGGAAAATACTCTGGAAACATACCCGAAGTAATTGGCGTTTCTTCTTCAGGCGGTGTCTCAGTAACTGGAACGTCAGTAGGTGTTGTAGGCTGTGTGCCAGCATCTCCAGCTTGTTGATCTTGTTGATCTACAGGTTCCGTAACGTCTACAGGCTCAGGCTCTGGTGATGGCTCAGGTGTTACCACTGGCTCTTCCACATACTCAAATGGATCTACTTCTATTTCCGTCTCTAATGGAGTTACCGGAGCCTCTCCAGCCATAGAGCTTTCAAGCGTTGGATTGTTAACGTCCTGCCAGCCCTCTTCCATATTGGCAAGAATTCTTTCGGACGTAGAATCTACACCGGCACCGTCAACATCAAAGGTTACATCAAGGAATTGTGCGTTATTTGCATCTGTAGGCAGTCCACCGCCAGAGACTAAGTGAGAATCTAACCAGCTAATTTGAGCATTGTTGTGTGTTAAATCAGATGCGCCTTGATACTCAACAAGGTTTGTTCCATCAGATACATACAAACGTCCATTTGAGCCTCTAATTAATGTGTACTCAATGCCTGACTCGTCTACGTGCTGAGTGTGGTACGCCAGATAAGTATCGCCTAGCTCCATAGAGCCGTATTCGTAATCTCCTGACCCATCAAGCGTTGTGACTACAGTTGATCCATCTAAAATTTCGGCAACTCTGTCTGCCGGTATAGCCGTTTCATCGGCATACATAATCGACTGCATTGGCTCGGTTTCAATAGTCGTATCACCAGTCAGATCAGCAGTAGTATCTGCAAGTTCAGAGTCAGGCGCATCAATCGTGCTAGCGTCTAAGTCCTCAGGAGGCGTTGTTGTTGGCGCATAAGCATCTTCATAAATAGCCTGAAGGTTGCCTGACAAGTCTCTTAGTTGATTAGCGATAGCTTCGTTCTGTTGGTCAGCAATAGCTGTATTTACAGAATCGCTCATTCTGGCAAGAACTTCTGCTCCTGCATCTTCGCCAACAGCATTTAAAAGCTCTAATGCTCTTCTGTTTTGCTCTTCCACTGCCTCAGGAGAAGCTGTTGTGTTCTCTGCAATGAACTGTTGAATTGGCTCTAAAATAAAATCAGCAAGCTCTCTAGCCCCAGCAAACAAACCAGACGAAACAATCTGATCCATGTCTAGCTCGCCATCAAATACCGCTTGGCGAATAGCTGTTTGACCCATTGCGTTTAGAACATTGTCTACTTCTTCAATGCCCGTTATTTCGGAAAGATCAATGCCACCCAAAGCACTTTCAATTTGAGGGCCAATAATTTGACTTACAGCTTGGCCTAAACCAGCAGTAGCCGCAGTTTGAAGTAGTTGGTCAGGATCAATAGATCCAGTAGTAATAGCTTGAGTTAGTGCGTTGCTAACAACGGCAGAGCCAACACCACCCAAGGCTGGAGCCAGCGCACCGCCCGACATAATGCCAATGGCAGTGGTAATGCCCATCTTTACAAAGTCAGCAAAACCAGCGTGATCTTCGTCTACAACCTTTACATACGCAGAGCCATTCCATGCAAACTTATCGCCGGAATTACTGTATACAACAGGGTTAACACCGTACTTTTGTAGCAGTGCTTGGTTAGCTTCAGAGTTAATCCAGTTGTTATAAGCGCCTTGTTGTGTGCTGGTTTGTTGACTACGTAGGTTTTCTAGGTTTTGGCCAGGATCACTAGGGTCAATAGTAAGATCAGCGTCACCCTCAAGAATCATCTCTTGATCTTCGCTAAATCCAGCGTCAGCCTCAGCCCAGTTGCCTGTGTCGTAGTCACCAGACTGAATCAACTGCTCACGCTCAGTCATGTAAGCAAGGTAGTTATCAAACGTACCAAAAACTTCAGGAAGTCTGTTTACCTTATCGCTTTCAAAGTAATCACGTAGCTCACTAACTGTTAACTGCTGTACTTCACCTTCTTGCCCGTACAGATAGTTTTGTGCCGCATTACCACGCTCTCTACCTTCAACAAATGTAAAGGTCATTTCTGCTGGTGTTTCTGGTGCTGGAGTTGGTGCAGGTTCGGGAGTAGGAGCAACAATAGGCGCTTGCTTTATAGGCGCACCTTTTACTCCGCTTGTTCTTGGCTGACCAGTACGCTCATCAAAGGTGGGCGTGCCACCTGCGTACATTGTGTCAGTTAACATTCCCTTGGACTTCTTAGCCATTACTTAGATCCTGACTTGCTAGCGCCAAAGTAGAAGCTCACCACAGAAGACACGATGCCCCCGAGATAACCCAGCACCAAGTTAACGACATTGAGGTCGTTGTCATCAGCAGGCTGGAGAGTAACGAGCAAGACATAGCCACCAAAAAGCATGATAGACAAAAGCGCAATCGCTCTTGCTGTCCAATCTTCGGAGAATGATTCTCTAGCATGTTGTATATCCTTCGTTTCTAACGCGAATACATCAACTTCAAGCTCTTTCATCCTGACTTCAAAGTCAAGTTCAGCCTTTTTAATCTCAGCTAGTTGCTCAGGTGTTGCCGTCTGTAGAGCCTTTTCAATCTTCTGTGGTGTAGGCTCGCAACCTAGCACTTGCGCTATCATTCCTGCCGCCGCACCGCCTACAGGGCCTCCTAGAGCCGCTCCAAGAGTAGGAGCAAGATCGCCAACTAAGCCTTTAATTGCATCAAACTTCATCCTAAATACTCCAAGCCTTTTAATATGCCCACAATCAAGATGGTGTTTCCCCAGATCATGTTCTCAAGTCTTTTAAACTGCCCATTACCATCATCAAGCCGTCTTTCAATTCGATCTAACCTGTCATCAATAGATTTGCGAAGGATCTCGCACTCTGCCTGATGAACCTCTATTCTTTTTAATGCCTCTTCTGCCGCACTCATTACTTATCCGCCAGTGGATTATCTAATGATCTTTGGACTAACGCCTCTAATCGCTCTTCCAACTCCTTCATGTCTTGATCTTGAGAAGAACGCAACTGCTCACGCCTAGCCTCAAACCTATCCTCAGCAGTGTCAATTATTTGACGCACCTCGGTCTCTACATTATCCATTGAATCACGCAGTTCGCGAGTAGTGCTACGTACTAAGTCTTCTGTACGATCCGCTTGCTGTTCGATTCGGAGTATATCATCGCGCAATCCGTTCTTAATGTCGCGAGAATACTCAACGGCTTCTGTAACCTTGGTATCCATAACCTCCATTTGCTGTTGGTATGCACCCAAATCTAAGCTGGCAACTTCTTCTACCTTTTGATACATCAAGAAGCCTCCATACAAAGCACCACACAAACTACTTGCCGCGCCAAAAGCCGCAATCCTAGCGCCCCATGACATTCGAGACACATGACCTGTAACCATTTTAATTTGGTCATCAATGTCTTCACTCAATTTTCAAACCCCTGATTACTTGATGCCATTTTGCGCAGGTTCTCTACCTCGCGTCGTAGCTTCAACACCTCAAGCTGTTTCTTTTCTAGCTCTAACTTGTAAAGCGTATTGCAGTTAATTCTTTCCTCCGGGCCATCAAGCGGTATAACAATGCGCGCATACACGCCAATGTCCTTGCGCTGAGGCGTAATAGGATCTCTATTGCTAAACGGGTCTTCCGCATCGTTAATGATCCCTGTAACGCCAAACTCTAAGTTTGTTCCGCCGCCTATTGCGTTTGAGCAGTCAAGATCACCCGCACGGAATTTGTCAGACTGATAGCTTGTTGGCCCACTAGGAAGCTGTAAGTTAAGAGAGTTGTTCTGCCCGTACGCATTTGCGCAAAAGAAAGGCAATATCCATGCAAGCCTTTTCATAGCGCAGGAGCCTTAAACTTTGAGCATATTCTTGAAGCTATAATTGCACCTTCATAATCATTGCGGCGAAGCTTAGAACGAGAGCAGATATACGTTGCGCGTCTTGCGTCATCCTTTCTGATGTACACGTCAAACCGAACGTGCGCGAGATACTCTATCTTCAATATGCGGTAGCCAGTAACAAATGGC